GTAAAAAACGGGCCATGTTCAAAACATGGTCCGTTTTCAGGCTTCCGGCGGCGTGGAGGAATGCGCCGCCCGTATCGTTGTGTTCACTTTTCACAATGCCAATTATAGCAGGAAAAACGGGCAATAGGTGGCAATCTTATTTTTCCGGGAAGACGTAGCGGGAAATCCGCTTGTTCTGCTCAAAGCGCTTTGCCAATCTATCCAACGCAATGTTTCTGATATTCCGGCATTGCCGCGGGCTGTAATTTACGCGTTGCGAAAGACGTTCCCATTGAAGCCCGTCTATGTAAAAGCCGTAAATCACCGCTTTTTCGCGGTAGTTCAGGGCGTTCAACTCCGAAAGAATTTCGCCCTTTATCGCGGTCAGCCTTTCGTTTTCCCGGCGCATATTTGCGATAGTGTCGGAAACGGACTGCGGGATATTCAGCACGACGCGTTCGACAGGGTTTGAAACCCCGCCTTTCCCGTGTGGCATACCGTCGGAATTCACCGCGCCCAACGTGGAATAGTATTGATCTTCAAGGTTCCGAATAACCCGCTCGTTCATGGTGACTGTTTTATCTATATCCCGGTAAAAATCCAGAATAGCAATAACTCTTTCTTGCTTCATTGCTCCGTTTCCTCCTGTTCCTGCTCTATCAAGGCGGCTTATATACCCTGCGGAAAGGGTGCGCCCGCTCGTAATGTCTGATTTGGACCATGTACCGCCGTTCAATCAGCGCGGCCCGCTCCCTCCGCTGTTTCCTGCGGCTGTGCTTCGGCTCTGCCTGTGCTACGGCTTCTTCAACTTGCGTGATGAGTTTTTCAACTGCGTTTGTCGGTGTTTCCGTAATGGACGTGATTACGTCCCGTATGACCTGCAACGCTTCTCGAATGCGGTATATGGCTTCTTCCGCTGATACGCCCGCCTGCTCCACAAGTATCATCGCGGCTTCACGGAAACGCTCTGCTTCCTCCGCCGCGGCTTCCAGATAATCGGTCGTGTATTCGTCCATCTGCGCCCCTCACTCTTCCGCCGGGGAACAGAAATAAGAAACCGAACAAAAGATTTTCACCCGCTGTCCGCAATGTTGGCAGGTGTGTAGCTTTCCCTCCGCCGCGCCGCGAATGCTGTATTCGATAACTTTTGCCGCGTCAAACTTCGCCCCGCAATACGGGCAAATCCCGCATTCGCTACTTCTGGTAGCCTGCGGGCGGCGTGGTGCGCTCTGCTGGGTGCTTTCGGTCGGCTTCGTGTCCTGCGTCCCGTCTGCGGTGTCCCGCTCCACAGCGGCGCTATACGGCGGCGTGGCCTGCGTGTCCGGCACTTTGTCCCGCTCGACTACGGGTTCCCGCTCTTTCTGCGGGCGTTCTGCCTGCGTAGGTGTGGCGGTGGCCTCTGCGGGCGGCGCAGGCGAGGCAGGACGTTTCCATTCCCGCGCGGCTTTGATGGAAATTGCCCCGGTCAGGTGATATTCCTTAAAGGCGGCGTTCTGATTCTCCACAGGCAGGCCCGCCAATTCGTAGGCGGTCGAAAGGTTGATGCGGTCCGCTTTCAGTTCCTCCGTGAATTCCGGGGACAAATGGCGAATGATGGTGTCATATCGTCCAATCTGCGTTGTGCTGGTATGAAGCACCTTTGCGATAAAATCGCGGGTCCCGTCCGTCTGTAACTCTCCGTCTTCAAACGTCTTTTCGACGATGCGGCGCAACAGTTCGACGAACCGGGGCTTTGTCTTCGCTTTTTCCAAAACTTCCCGCAGATAGCGAACCTCTTCGATTTTGTCCCACGCGGTCTTTTCTCTCTGCGAGTTGGTAACAATCAGGTCCAGCCCGTCGCGTATTTCCTGTTCGTCCGCCGCTTCCTCTGTCGGTTCGATGACGCAGGGAACGAATTCATATTCCGGCTTCCCGTCGTTCACAAGTTCGATAGAAGCAAGGCGGCGGCGATGCCCGGCAATGACCTTGTACTTGCCGTCGCCCAGCGGAACGACGACAAGGTTTTGAAGAACTTTCCCGGCGATTTCGATTGCCGCTTTCAGTTCCCCGATTTCCCGCATAGAATAGAAATTGTCCTCCGACGGTACAAGGTCAAAGACGCTCAATTTCTCATAGCGGCTTTCAGAGGGGCGGGGCTTTGCACTCCCGCCGCCCGCCGCCGCCTTTGACGTGTCACTCAAAATCTGGTTCAAATTAAATCTTCCCATAGATAGCCCCTTTCCGTCCGAATCGGACATTTTAGCGGTGAACGCCGATGCGCCCGCGGCCTGTTATCGGTTTGAATGCTTCCCGGCAACCGTCAGGGTCGCCGCAACCGGGCCAATACCCGGCGCGGCAGAACCGCTTGTCGGAAACGTCGTCAACGTCCAGTCGGTCGCAAATCCCGCATTGATACGCGCGGATTTTCTTCCCGCCCCGGCAGTATTCCGGGACCGCCGTTTTCTCCGTCATTGTTTACCCCTCCGCAAGTATTCCTGAACGAATGCGATATAGTCCATCGCGGTTCCGCTCCGGCGGCTGTACTCCACGATAGGGATTTCCGAAAAGGTGCTTTCGGTGACTTTATCCGAATATCGAATGCGGGTGTCAAAGACGGGGTATTCCGGGCGGGACCGCAACCACGCTTCGCCCTGCTTCTCTGCGTCGGCGCGGATAAAGCAGGTAATCAAGCACCCGGCAAGGCGCAAGCGCGGGTTCAGGTCGTCCCGTGTGTCCTCGATCTGTTCTTTCAGTTCTTCCAGCCCGTCAAAGGCGTACTTGTCAATCTTTATGGGAATAATCACGTCGTCGGACGCGACAAGGGCATTTATCGTTGAAATGTTGATGTCCGGGGCGTTGTCGATGATGCAGAAATCATAAAAGTTTTCTTCCGCAATCGCGTTCAGGGTGGACCGCAGGCGCGTTTGTTGGGGGCGGGTGCTGTCCATCAGGACTTCCATGTTCGCCCGAATCAAGGTCATGTTCGCAGGCATTACGTCGATATTCTCGAACCGGGTCTTCTTGATGACCTCCCGCGGGTCCAGCCGCCGGGCAGTCAGCACGTCCGAAATGCTCTTGTCGTCGTAGGAATGGACCCCGAATGCCTTTGACGTGTTGCCCTGCTTGTCGTTGTCCACAAGCAAAACACGCTTGTTGTGGAGCGTTGCGAGGACGTGGGCCATGCTGTCAGCGGTCAGCGTCTTTGCAACGCCGCCTTTTAGGTTGATAATTGATATGGTTTTCACCGTGCAAACCTCCTTTTTGATGTTGACCCGCTCGACGGCGGGGTTTTACCCTGTTATTCGTCCCTGTCGTTCATCAGGTCCGAATCCGTGTAATTGTCCAGCCGCTTTTCGTAGCTTACATTTTGATCTGTTATTCCGCTGTACGTTTCATACGGGTTCGGCAACCCGTGTTTTTTTCCGCACTCCGAACAAATCACAAAACTTCTTGCTTTATCCTCTGTCCCGAAAGGCTTGTTGTCCGTGTGGTATCTTGCAAAGTTCTGAAACGGGTGGAGGGTAAGAAGCGTCGCCGTTCTGTCGCAATCTTTCCCGCAAAAGTCGCAAATCGCATGAATCATTTTTTCGCCCTCTGTTCTTCCGCCGCGGCGATAACTACCAGCTTCCCGCTGTTGTCCAGTTCATACAGAAAGAGGATTTCCCCGGTTTTAACGCTGTGCTGGCACACAATGTCGGTGATCGTGTGCGTTACCTCCGTGAAAACCTGGCCGTTAAAGGCAAGCCCCGTCGGGTGAATCTCCCGCCGCTCCGTGATTTTGTCCCCGATCTCGAAAGGACACGTCGCATTGAATGCCGCAAGTTTCATTTTCTTTTACCTCCGTTTCGTTTGTCAGCGGCTCCCGGTCTTACTTCCGCCGCCGCTTATGCTTTTTTCGCTTTGGAGCGGGATGGGCGGGCGGTTCCGGCTCCGGCTCCGCCGCTTCCTCGCAGAGAACTTCCAGTTCCTCCACGTCCGCCGGGGCGAACGTCAGGGACGCGCCGCCGGGGTCGTATGCCTGCGCCGCCCAATCCGCCTTGAATTTCGCAAGGTCGTTTTTGTAGCGCGGGAACGGGTGTACCTGTTCGGCGTAGTAAATCGCCATCATCATTCTTTCGTCGTCCATCGGGTCCCAATTATGCAGGTGATAGCTTGCGTGGTTGTCGTAGGCCCACAGGGAAAGCAGGACAACCAGCCCGTCGAACTCTTCGTTCGATCTCTGGATATTCTCAAAGTCCCGGTAGGTCAAGCCTTGCCCTCTGCATTCCTCCCGGATTTGTGGAATGCTCTTTCCGCCCGTTTTCAGGCGGCAACGAACAACTTTCGGTCGATAGTTCATGTATTTTCACCGTCGCTTTCTTTCGCCTGCTCGATTGCGCGAACGGCGGTAAAGAATCCGCTTGCGCCCATAGCTTGCAGGGCCGCGGGCGCGTTGATAAATACGTTGTCGTTGCGGTTGACCCATTCTTTCAGAAATTCCACGGTATAAAGCGGGTCATTCAGCCGCCGAATGATTGCTTCCTGCTTCTCTGTGATCGTGATTTTCCCCATGTCTATTTCCTCTCTTTCTTCTTCAACGGGCAGTATCGCGGGGCCGTCTTCCCGTAGAACAGTAGCGGACCCGGCGGCGGGCATTTCGGGTGATTGCAGTAAGACGCTTCCTGCCCGAAATGCCCGACGTGGGCGCTGTTGCTGTTTCCGTTGCGTGGGTATGTGTGGACCGATGCAAATTCACATTCGCGGCACTTCATGTCGGTTCCTCCCAATTCCACCACCCTTGTTTCCCGTGGGCGGGAATGGGCGTTTTGAACATGACCGGGTTTTGAAGCACCCATGCGAACCGCCCCGGCGAATAATCACCTAACAGGCGTTCCCGGTTATCCAAACTGTCCACAAGTTCTTCCACAGGCACACAATCGACGATTTCAACGGTTCCGATGACTGCGCCCCGCGGCAGGTTTCCGCCGCCGCCTGCGGCTTCCAGTACGGCCCAAAACTCACCGTTCGTCAGATGCTTTGTCGCTTGCACTTCGTCCAGCCGCCCGGCGTGGACAGCGACGCGGCCCCGAATATGCGTCCGCCGGGGTCGGGTTTCATAATGCTTGACCCCTGCTACGATTGCGTGTGCGTATGGCTGATACACGGTAAAAGCTTTCATTCCGTGTCCTCCGCCGCTTCCGCGTCAAACGTGGTCGTCTGGTTTTCGTCCGGCTCTTCTTCGTCCTCCGCCGCCGGGGTGGTGAATGCGCTCCGGGTGTTCAGGAAGTGGCGGCATTGATAGGACAGTTCTTCCAGTTCGTCGGCGAATTTCTTGCTAATGGCATAAGGCATGATGACCGCCGCCGTCAGGAACCCGGCCTTTGCGACGATGTACGAACCGCCCTGCGGCGTGGTCCGCTCGTAGAATTGCACCATGTCGATAACGTCTTCCAGCGGCGAAAGGTACAGGCTCCGAATGAACATAACGCCGTTGTTCGTTTTCAGCGGCTTCAAGCGCAACCCGCCATTGATAAAGGTCGTTTCGTACTCCCGAACCAGTTTGTCGCCCGCCGCCACGTCCTCGACGTTCAGGTGTTCCGGCAAGCGCTCATGCCGGAAAAGAATTTTTTCGCGTTGCTTCCCGGTAATATCGAACACGGCGCAGAAACTTTCTTCGTCCAGAATAGGCAGGCCGTCCAGAGGATAGAGGGCGTAGCCGTCGCCCAGCCATTGTGTGATTTCTCCCGATCTGTCGATGCGGTCATACAGGTAATAAAGCCCGTTCGTCTTGCAGATAGAAAGAACCTTTTTCAGCTTCATTCGTCTACCTCCGCCGCCTGCTCGTTCAACGCCTTTACCGCCGCCGGAATGTCGGCGCGGCCCGCGTTCTCCACTTCAACCCGCGTCACGTCGCCGACGTGGTACACGGAAACTTTGCGCTTCTGACGGAAACCCGCCGCCGCGGTCGCCACAGCTTCACCCGCCGCGACAATCAGGACCACACAGCCCAGCCAAACCCAAAAACTCGAAAACACGAATTGCAGAAGTTCCATTTTATTTCCCTCTTTCCAGCCTTTCGGCGATATTCAAAATTCCGACGATTGCTTCACGAATGTTCGCGTCCGTGTTCGCCGTGATGGACAGGACCCGTGCAATGTCCCGCAGTTCCTCCGCCGCGGCGATTTGGTCCGCCGCCGCGCCCGTTGCTCTCATGCAGTCAGGGCAGAGGGGCAGGCCCTCCGCCGTCGGTCCGCCGCATTGCTCACACTTCGTCAGCTTCATAGATAACGCTCCTTTACACCGGGTAGCCAAATACAATGACGGTTCCTGTCAGGACTGCGCCCAGCAGGAAAGCAACCCACAGGATAACCACGCCCAACAGGACGTTTTCAGCCCAGCCGCAGACACGCAAGGCCCACTTTGCCACGGTCCAACATTGCAGGCGGCGGGTGTGTTCCAGCTTTTCAAGGCCCGATGCCCGCTTCATGTCATAGGTCGCCGCTTTGACCTCCGCCGCGACTTTCGGTTGCAAACCCGCTCGAATGGTAAACAGCGCCCAATAAAGAACGATCAGCAGAATTCCGGCACGCATTGTCAGTCCTCCGTTTCCCGTTCATGCGCCCACACACATTCGGCGCAGTTTTCCAGTTCGCCCGTGTCGAGCGGGCAAGGCTCATTGTCGGCCCATTCAGGCTTCATGCAGTCATACTTCATTTCGTTTCCTCCGTTTCGATGTTTCGGCCCCGCAGGGCAAGCATTTTTTCACGAACCAGCTTATCGACGACGCGGCCCGGCGTTTTCTGCCCGCTCATAAGCATAAGACGTTCGAGGTTGTAGGCCGTCTGTGCCGTGACGCGTACCGTCATTTTCTGTGTGTGCTGTTTTTTCATGGTGTCCCGCTCCTTTCGTGGTGGACGTAATCGAGGAATAGCACCGCCCCATTGAAGCGGACCCGCCATTGTTCGAGGTCCGCCGCGGTAACGTACTTTCTGCCGAAATGTTCTTTCATGTCCCGCCATACCGCCCACGGGACAAAGAAGAAGTCGTTTCCAATCCCGCCGCAGACTGCGGCAAGCGCACCCCGCCGTGCGTGGCGTTCCAGCGTGTCCCGCTGTTCCTGTGTCAGAACGTCCCACTTCAAACGATCTGTCGTTGTGTACTTTGCTTCAAAGACTATGGAGCGCCCGCCGTCAAGCGTGCCTTGAAAGTCCGGCTGTGCGCGGGCGGTAAAGCGGCCCTTGAACTTCCCGTCGCGGCTCTTTTCCAGAACGCGGAACGGTTCAGGGGTTTTGTCTACGTCGGCCCGCTCCCGGTCAGAATAGAGGGCGCAGGCGGCTTTTATTGCGCTCTCGAAAAAGTGGCCCTGTGCGTTGTTGACTTTGTTTTGATACCGCAGGGCGGCGCGTTGGTTGTCTATCACGGTTCCACCCCGCTTCCCAACACAGGGCGGCGCGTGTGGTCGCCCATGCCCGCCATAAGCGCTTGAAGTTTGAACGCTTCGCTTTGGCTGATTTCCGCCGCCGGGATTTCTTCGGCCTTTTTGGAAGCAGGCGGGAAGATGTCGTTCTTCATCAGGAACGCCGAATAGAACCGTTCCATTTCCTCTTCCAGCGCGGCTTTATAAAACTCATAGCTGAATTCGATTTCCAGCCGTTCCGCCGCGGTGTAGTCAATTCCGACTTGCTTTCGTGCGCGGCCTGAATAGGACCCGACGCACTTAAAGGGGATTTTCCCGGTCACGGTATAAATCACCTGAACCAGCAGTTTTCTTTCATACGGGGTCTTGTAACGGAAGAAGCACTTTTCCAAACGCTCTTCCGCTATTTCGGCTTCGTCGATGCCGTATTGCGTCATCAGCCTATCAAGCAGGGCGGCGGCTGACTGCTTTTCGCCGTCTGCGCCGCGGTTTGCAAGGGCTTGAACCTTGCGTATCTTCTCTAACAGGCGTTCCCGCTCCGTCATTGTCATACCTCCCATGTGTAAGGTTCCGTGCGGCACATATCGCAGAACGGGCAGAACGAACAAGCGTCGTCCGCCGTCCTGCGGTCGCAAATTTTCTTGATGACCCGCGCGGCCTGCTTCATTTCTTCGACTTCCTGTTCTTCCGGGGTCGGCTCATTTCTTCTCATATCTCGCAGATACCCCCGATATTGTCCAAATCGGCCCGGCTCACCGTGCGGCGTTTCAGGATACCCGCCATGACTTCGCCGTAGCGGTCCCAACGTGCCGTCGTGGTCGTGAAGTAGCGCAATTCCGGGTTGAACTGCGCCCGCATTTTCAGGCTTGCAAGGATTTCACTTGTGATTTCGAGGTCAAGCGGGTAAACGCTGACGCGCCCGCTTTCCTTGTCTACCTCCCGGCAGACGGCAAGCAGTTTCAACCGCTCCCACGGCTTCGGCGGCTCCCGCTCGATTGCGTCCTTGCAGTCGCAGGGTTCGGAAGCGTCGAGGTGTGCGCCGCAGTCCGGGCAGATTTTGAACGGCCTTGCCATATTGAACAGCCCCTTTCTTTACTCTTTCTTTCGCAATTTCAGGTAGACCGCCCAGCCCGTGAAGTCGTTGTATTCGTACTGAACGCCGTAGTCATCGTCTGTCAGGGTCCAGCCGGGATATTTCTTTTCCCAAAACTCACGGGGCGGGTGTTCTTTCGCCCACTTCTCAATCTGACGGCGATTGTACTTGCCGTCGTTCGTCCGGCTGTACGGCCTTTCGAGGTTATGCGAGGAATTCCACCGCTTTTTCCCGCACCCCTGCTTCACAAGGTAGGTGCAAAGGGCGGCTATGCCGTTTTCATCGGCTTGCAGGCGGTCAGCATTACAAAAGCCGATTTTGTCGCCTTTTTTCTGTCCCTTGCGTCTGCGTTTTCTCCACAGGTCTTCCACAACGTCACGGTCAAGCCCGCCGTTCATAATGATGTGGTGATGAATACGAACGGGGGTTTCGCTGTTTCGCTTCGTGGTGTAGGCGGTAACGATCATGTACTTTAGCGGCGGCAAGCCCTCTTTCTTCCGGCGGTACTGGACCCGGCGTAGGAAGTTTGTTGCTTCCTGTTCTGCTTGCTCCACCGTGTCGGGCAGATATTTTCCGCTGTATGTAGCCGTAACGTGCAGGGCTTCCGGGTCAGAACCGAAATTCAGGTTCGCCGTCTGCGTGAAGTAGCGACGGGCGTTCTTGTCATTCAGGTTCTTTTGCTTCGGCTCTGTTTCCTTGACTTTCTTTGACCTCTTCCCGCGCGTAGATGCCGTCAGTTGCGCGGCGGTGTAGGGGTATATATCTACCTCCCGATAATGCTTTCCGCAGTAGATTTTCTTTTCTCTCATAAAACTTCGCACTTGCTTCACTCCTTTTGCGGGTAGAGGAAGCGGGCGGGGCTTTACTTCCGGCGTGTGTAGTTGTCTATGCAGGCAGGAAGAACACCGGATATGGCGTGTCTTTCTTCCCGGTCCTGTTGTCATGCGTGACAAGGCTAATCGCAGGAACGTTAATACCCATTACAAGCCCGCCACGCCGCGCAAAAACGGCGTTATTTGTTGACTTTTTCCGCCGTTTTTGATATACTAACGGTAGGTTGATAGCTGATATATTTTCATCGGCGGAACCCGCTTCGCGTCTGCTCTCCCAAGCAAACGCGGGGCGGTTTTTCTTTATCCAGTTTTCACGACGGCTGGGGTTCAGACCTCCGCCGCTTTGTCTTTGTCCTCCTGCGCGATCTGCGCCGCGTCCTGCTTCGACGTGAACAGAGAAGCCACAGCCGCGCCCAGCGCTTCGCCCCAAACCTCCACGGGGTATTCGTTCAGCGCATTCAAAATTCTGTCGCTTGCGATAAGAACAAGCTGTGCGCGGTCCTCTTCGGCGACTTCAACGTTTTTCTCTTCGTCGTCCTCTCCGGGGACAGATACCAAGATTTCCGATTTCAGATAGCAAAGCGGGCGAACGCCGACGCCGTAGTAAGCGCCGTCCCAGTTCATCGCGCCAGAGGAATGGACGCGGCGGACGTAGTAAGAGTTGGACGCGTCGCAGGTCCACGGGGTCAGGTTCCAGCACC